ACGAACTTCACTTTTAGCTTGTCCTAAAGCATCATCAAGGCGTTTCTCGAACAGCTTAGCAGACGCTTTACTTTGTGTGCCAGTCTTGTCGAGTTCCGACTTAAATTTTTCTATTTCAGCTCTTTGCTTAGCGTGGTATACTTCTCTTTCACGAGTTTGCATATCACCTTTTAATTTTTTAATCTGCTCTTCTTGTGCTTGGACTTTTTGTTGTAATTGTCCAACTACATCAGTTCTTTCCAATACACCCTCCATATCAAACACTTCTGTTTTCTTTAATACTTCTTGCTTATCAATGATACCATTCTTATAAGCATCCATATATAATTCAAGCTGTGCATATCTATTTGTTGGTAATGTAGAACCTGTAACTACTACAATATCAAAACTACCTCTGGAAATATCGTTCAAAACGCTTATTTCACCAGTTTTGTCATCATATATCTTTTTATTAATTGCTATCTCTGATAAACTATTATTAGGTTGTACAATTCTTACAATCTTTTCAGCTTGGTATAACTCCTGCATAAGAGGTATAGCTACTTTTGCCATTCTAACTAATCCAGATTCTATATCTTGTAATTTAGATTTAATCTTTCTTTGTCCAAATTCATCAAGTGATACTGTAGCCTTGTATGTGTGAGGGGCGGCTTCAGCATTACCTTGCATAAGTTCATATAAACCTAATGCGTGGTCTATATCTGTTTTAGCTACTTGTTCATTTTGAAATAAAGTATTAGGCAATGGTGTGGGCTGTACCGGTTGTGGAGCACCAGAATCCATATCAACCTCAATAGCCACACCCGGCTGTGCCCAACGCTGTTCAAAATCCTGCATATCAACAGAACCACTTGGTATTAAAATCTTTGTATTTGTACTTGTTGTAGCGTGGGCAATTATAAGAGACCGTGTCTTATTGATATATTCTTGCATATCCTTTACCATCCTAACGTCAGAAACCGGGTAGGGTGTTCTAGTATGTATATTCATAAACAATACAATAGGATAGTGTTCCGTGGGTAAGATACGGGAATACAAATATTTGTCTCCCATTATGACGCACATCTTGACCCTTTGTACTGGAACCGACACGGTCTCTATAAGACCTTCTTCTACTAAATCGGCATAAGTTAATTCCTCTATTTTTGGCATTTCTGGTTCTGGTTCTTGCTCCATTTGAGCTTTTTGAACCATTTGTTCGTATTGTTGCATTATCTGTGCAATCAAAGCTTCTGCTTTTTTAGCATCTGTAATAGGCTGACCATTTATCTTAACTGCTGGTCTAGCTAGGTATTCCTGCATAGCTTCTTGGTCAAAGACTTCTTCAACCTTATCTATATTGTTTTTTACGTGGAATCGTTTAACCCATACTTTATAGTAACGCTCGTAACCTCTTATATATTCAGAGTTCTCGCCAAAGTTTAAATCTGTTTTTGTTGCTGTATCTTCTGGAAATACTATACCTCTATCATCTACTCTTTGTGTAGTAGGTCTATCTGTGTGTAAATCTGATGTGGCGTTTTTAATTGCAGTCTCATATTGAGGATACATCTTCATAGCTTGTTCTTTAGTGAACATTCTACTTATAATAATATTCTCTGCATCGTCACCTAATCTATCTCTAGCATTAGGGTCTATATAAATATCTAATGGGTCAACATCGTGAAAGCATACTTCACCTCTACCAAAGTCCTTGAGAGGGTCAATATACACCATCATAGCACCGAGTCCCATTGTATAATAGTCGTCTATCGCATTACGGATTGCCTGTGTTCCGTCCGATATATACCACATATATTCAAGTAGTCCATTAAAAATCTGAGCTACTTTGTTATCGCTATCTTCTCGAGGTGATACTCTGAATTGTGGTTTGCCTGAAGTAAGTAAAGCCTTGGCGGCTTCAACTGCTGGATGGATTCGGTTTACTACTAGTGGAGCTTGTCCCCTCTCAAGTAAAACTCTTTGTTGTTCTGCTGTCCATTGTCTACCTAATCTAAATTCAGCGTCTTCTTGAGCTTGTTGTGCCCAAGTCTCACGCTTGTTGCTATAAGATTTCCATAATTGTTGGGTAGTATCGACAATATCCTCAGGGATAGAGTCTTCCCGTTCTTCGTACGCCATTGGGGCGAGTTTACATATTACATAGTCAACCAGTCAAGAACTTTTCTGGGTTTTCGTTTATAATCGGGGTCCCATTCTTTTTTTCTTGCTGGTTTAGCTCCATCGAGAGCATAATAGATACCATCTAGGATATCATCGTGTTTTCCTCTAGGATAAGATAGAAACTCTTGTTGTGCGTGTATATCATTTGGTCTAAAATAAAACTCGCCTCTTGCTAGTGGAGCAACCAAGGACAACAATCGTTCGGATTTCTTTTGTCTTGGTTTTATGCCTTTTTCGAGTCCCGGTATATACAGGTTCTCATCTAGCATCTGTTTTCTTACGTTACTCCTCAGTGCCTCTTGGTAGCCCACTGTTTCTATCTTCATTCTTTTTGGTCTATATTTTTTATAAGTCTTAATAATAGTTTCCGGCTGGATTGCAGGGTCGAGCTTGTCTCTGAGTATATCCACAATATATTTATTACCATCATTGTCAAGAGCCATAGTAGCAATAACAAAAAAGTCGCTACGAGCAGAAAGACTACTAGCAGGGTCAATCCCACAATATATCTCAACTGGTTTACGCTCTGTCTCACCATCGACAGTACGGACCAGTAAATTTTGCCCATTCTCTCTTTTGTACTCATAATGATGTAGTTTTATATATTCTGGCTTAAATGGGGCATTGTCTGGAGATTGTGCCTCATTCATATACTCTTGATAAAAGCCATTTAAATTACCTACAGATTCAAACTCCTGTTTTATTTGTTGTATTCTCTCCTCAGGAAATCTTTCTTCCCATATACTCTTACCATCGTCATTGTATATAGAGAACCATAATACATTCCAAGCTGGAGATTCTTTAGCCCAATATAAGAAACAATCCTCTGATATAACAGTTCCAATCATAACCACCCTTCCCTCGTCAGAAAGTGATGGTATCACAGCTTCAGTTATCCATTTCCTATTTTTAGCACGTCCTTCTGGTGTTGACGCATTTAATTCTGATTCGTAGTCATCTACGATAATGAGATTAGGACGAGTATCACCTTCAATAAACCCCCGTACACGCTGACCAGTACCAACAGCCACAATACGAGCACCATTATGTAGTACGATGTCGTTGTTTGTCCATCGCTTAGCTGTTGTGGGTCCATAATCCCCAAACATTTGCTTAAAGTTATTAGAATTTTCAAGATGGTATTTTATCCTTGACAGAAAGTTAATACTCTGTGTTTGACTTTCCGATATAATTACCATAAAGAGGTCCTCGCCCGATGGCTTAAAGGCTATCTTGTGAAGGGGTAGAATCAAGGAGGTCACAGTACTCTTAGCAGTTCCTCTCGGAGCCGCAATGAGTACACGCCTTAGAGTCTCATCGGACAAGGATTTATAAATTTCGTGATGGAAAGGGGGTACTTCTTTATTTAGAGCAGTGGGGAACATTGTCTTACCAAATAAGCCAATATTCGACTTCAGCTTTTTCAAAGCATTCGTCTGTGCCCACTTCTCCTCAAATGTATCTACCTGAACGGCTGACCCGATATCCACGATACTATACTCTCCCTAGTTCCAGAAACAACTGGTTCAACTTTATGGTTAACCCAAGAAGGAAAAAATACTGCATCTCCTTCGTCTAGTTGTATTGTTATATCTTCATTACCACATCTAAATAACAAATTACCACCTTCTTCTGGTTTTGTTAATAAAATTGTAGAGCTAATTTTTCTATGGTCTATCCCTTTACCACCGAAGTCAGTATGCCAATCATAATGCCCACTCGGAGCATCATAAAAAGTATATTGCAAACTATCTTTCCAACCTGCAATCTCAAATCCCCAGTTGTCATCATTAGCTATATTAGCCCATTTCCATATTCTGTTGTATAACCATTTATATTCACTTGTATCACAGTCTGGCAACCACTTTACCCAACTATCCCTATAATTCTCTCTATCACCTATAGTCTTAGCAGTTGACAACCCTATTGTACTTACTAATTCTTTTACTTCATCAATCTCTTCTATATGTAGCATTCTCCTAACTATATACCAGTTAGCAAAGCTAGTCTTCCTCTTTGGTGCTGTTAGTTTCAACTGGGACCTCCTGCTTCCTTGTTGCTATTAACTTATTCTCTTCTTGATTAATATTGT